GAGGTTGTAGATCAAGAGGCCCAAAACCCTACCCAAGCGGCACCTACCGCCGGCAATTAGCCGAACTGTTAGTTGCAACAGGGTGGGCGCCGCATTGGTACGCGCAAGTGTTTGACACGCAAGACCTTTTAACCGTGGCTAAAGTCTTAGGGGAACGAAACAAAAGGTAAACGCCATGCGCCAACGAAACACGCTTGAAGTCCAAGGTATTCAAGAAGCGTTGGCCGAACTAAACAAAATTGACCCTAAATACAGGCGACAAGTCACTAAGAGAATTAAAAACAGCGGTCAAATAATTCTTACCGAAGCCCGCAGCATGGTTGCCAATTTTGACAACAGCAAAGGCAACGGCGCCCCGCTTTCCGGCATGGTTCGAGGCAACCTAGTTAAAGGCCGCGAAACTAGTTGGCGAACCGATCAAGTACAAAAAGGCTACAAAATTAAAGTTGGCGCCCGCGCTACCCGTGAACGTTACGTTGACTTCAACAAAGGCGGTTATACCGAACAAGTTGTTTTCGGCTCTAAGCCCTACAAACTAATGGTTGTGCAATCCACGGACCCTGCCGGCGTAATCTATGACCATGCGGGCCGTAATACAGCCGGGCTATTTGTTACGAACCTTACAAAAGAGGAAGGCGGCCAACCGCGTGTTATTGACAAAGCCGTAGAAAAAAACAAGCCTGCCGTACAAAAGGACGTTTTGCTTGTTGTTGAGGACGTTATGAAAATTACTAACAGAAACTTGAAGGTCCGCTAATGGCTATCAACATTCCGATTATTACAACGTTTAGCGACGCGGGCATTGGCGCTGCCGAAAAGGTATTTAAGAAGTTCGGCAAAACTGGCGCGCTTGTTGGCGCTGCCGTTGCCGCGTCATTTGGTGCAGCTGCCGTTGGTATTACTAAAGCGCTACAGGCTGCCGCCGAGGACCAAAAGAGTGTTGCCCTACTTGAAAAACAGTTACGCAATAGCGTTGGCGCGACTACCGCAATGGTTGGCGCTACCGAGGATTTTATTACACAAATGCAGTTTGCGTCGGGTGTGGCGGACAGTCAGCTTAGGCCGAGCCTTGCGACTTTGGTTCGAGCGACTGGGGACCTTACACAAGCCCAGGACCTGTTAGGACTTGCCTTAGACCTGTCAGCAGGCGCCAACGTTGATTTGGAAACCGCAAGCCTTGCGCTATCTAAAGCACAAAACGGCCAGTTGGGTGCGTTAACCAAATTAGGTATTGCGCTTGACCCGGCAATTATTAAAAGCAAAGACTTTGCAGCTGCCCAACGCGAACTAGAAAAACAGTTCGGCGGGGCTAGCGCTGCAGCCGCGCAAACATTTGAGGGGCAACTACGACGCCTTAACGTGGTGTTTGACGAAGTAACCGAAAGCATTGGTTACGCAATCCTCAACAACCGTTACTTTAAAGACGCGCTAGACAATTTGCCGGGCGCTGCACAAGCCGCGGTAGACGCTTTCGGTAAGGGTGGGATTTCGGGTGCGTTTGACGCGTTTGTAAAAAACATGGGCATTACTGGGCTTTACATTCAAAAGTTTACGTTGGCCGGCGAACTTGCGTTTGCCCGCATGAAATTACAAATTGAAAACGCCATTGTTGGCTTGACGCTTGGCTTTTCGCGTTTCATTGGCATTACTGGCGACATGGGCGAAACGCTAGGCGAACTAGGCCTAACCCAAGTTCAAGAATTAGAACTACGTTTCGGAAGTTTGCTACGTCAAATTGACGAAGTAACTGCCGCTATGAGAGCCGACGAAGCGGCAGCCGCTCGACTAGCAGGCCAAGCCGACGCATTGAAACCAAAGGTAGACGGCGTTACAACCGCGTTTGAAGGCATGGGCGGGGGCGCCGGTGGCGCGACCAAAAAAGTAAATGAGCTATACGACACCATAAAAAACAAACTAAACGACGCTTTAGATGACGCCAAAAACCAGTTAACCGACGCTCAATCGGCCTTTGCAGATTTTGGCAAAAACGTTTCGGACAGCATTTCGGACGCGTTTAATTTTAGCGACGCTAAAGACGCAGGGGACGAAACAGGGGCAGGCTTTCTAGCCGGGCTTCAAGATCAGGTTGCAGGGGTCAAACAGTACGCCAACAACGTGGACTTGTTGCTTACCCGTGGATTGTCACTAGACGCGTTACAAGCCGTTTTAGACGCAGGCGGACAGGCAGGTGCAGCAATTGCCGCCGAACTGGTTGCAGGCGGTCAGGAAGCCATTACAGGCCCTAACGGCGTTAACGCGCTGGTTGCCACCGTCCAAGACGTTGCCGACAAATTAGGCCTAGACAGCGCAAGCCGTTTCTACCAAGCCGGTGTAGATCAGGGCAATGCCCTTGTTGCCGGGTTGGAAAGCGTCCTTGCCAAATACGAACAAATATTAAAAAACCCAAACCTAAGCACCAACCGCCTAAACGCGCTTTTACAGCAAGCACAAACAGACATTGCTTTTACGCAGATTACGGCAGGCCAAGCGGTTGCTACCCCAGCGCCAACAGCTTCGAGCATTGCAAGCGTCAACGAAGCCAAAGCAGCGCGAGCAAGTAGCGCGCCAATTACCGTAAACGTTAATGGTGGCATGGCAACAAGCGCCGAAATTGGGCGCGTAGTAGCCGACAGCCTGAAAGCCTTTACCCGCCAAAACGGCCCGCTTGAAGTACCCGTAGTTGGTTACAGGTAATGCCCGGCACGGCAATAACCCAAGCCGGCAATTACAGCCTTTTAATTGACACCGGCTACGACGTTGGCAGCTTCACGCTTGACAGCGACATAAAGGGCTTACTTGACGGTGCATTTCCATTAGGTCCAACAACAGATTTTGCCGACGTAACAGCAAGCACAACACAAATAAGCGTTAGGCGCGGCCGTCGCGACATTGGCGACCAATTCGCAGCGGGAACAATGACTTTTACTATTAACGACGTAGACGGTGTTTTTAACCCATTTGACGAAAACGGCCCGTACTACAACACCCCGGAAGCATTGCCAGGCCTTGCCCCAATGCGCGCCGTGGAACTAATCCGTTACGACAGCTCAAACAACCCCGAATACTTATACCGCGGAAAGGTTGTTAATTACGACTACAACTTTTCGTTAGACGGCATAGACACCGTTACCGTTTATTGTTCAGACAACTTTTACTTGTTAAGCCAAACGTTTATGGACGAACTAAACGTTGGCGTTGAAACGTCCGGCGAACGCATAGAAATCGTTTTAGACTTGCCCGAAGTCAACTACCCAACTGGCGCCGCTCGAAGCATTGACATTGGCACCGTAGACCTAGGACACAACGCCGCCTACACCGTGCCAGGCGGTACAAACGTTTTGGCGTACCTTTTGCAAATTAACCAAACCGCAGAATTTGGCCGTTTGTTTGTGGCGCGCGACGGGGTTTTAACCTTTACGCCGCGTGTGGGCACAACCTTAAGCGGTCCCGTAATTGACTTTATGGACGACGGAACGGGCGTACCGTACACAAATTTGGGTATTACCTTTCAAGCGGACAGCGTTACCAACAGGGTTTACATAGAAGCCTTAGACGGCAAAACAAGCACCGCCGACGATCTGCCAAGCCAAGCTCAATTTTTTGTTCAAACTAACAGCATTACGAATAGCCTTTTACACGTACAAGGGCAAATTGATACGGCTGCAAGTTACCTTTTGAACGGCACCCCGGAAGCGCGCTACAACAGCGTGGAAACGGTGTTTGGTGCCCTTACTAACGCCCAACGCGACACGGTGGCACAAATTGACGTTTCGGACACAATCAGTATTCAACGCACATTTGTTACAGGGTCCACCACAACGACATTGGCCCAGGAACTTTCGGTAGAGGGTGTCGAGCATGCCATTAATTTGGACGGCCACCGGGTCAGTTTGTTTACAAGCCCTACAACGATTGTGTTTGAACTGATACTTGACAATGCAGAGTTTGGAAAAATTGACGCGCTAAATGTGTTGGGGTGATCTAGGCTAAAACTATGGCTATACAAGATTTTACCGCTGGGCAGGTTTTAACCGCAGCTCAAATGGACGCATTACAGGCCAACGACTACAACCAAACGGTTAGCACCAAAACCGACAGTTACGTTTTAGTTGCAGCCGACAAAGGCACCCGCGTAGTAATGAACGCAGCAACCGCCAAAACCTTTACGGTAAACAGCGGAATTTTCGCAGCGGGCGACACTTTATTTTTGCAAAATATAGGCGCCGGAACCGCAACCGTCACGGCAGGAACTTGCACCGTTACAACGGCAGGTTCGTTAGCGTTGGCACAATGGGGGGGTGGCACGCTTTATTTTACTAGTGCTAGTGCTGCAATTTTTTTTAGCAGTGGTGGATTAAAAGCCCCGCCAACTATTGAATACCTAGTTATTGGTGGCGGTGGTGGTGCTGGTGGCGACATTGGTGGCGCTGGTGGCGCTGGTGGTTATCGAAGTTCTGTTGTAGGTCAAAGTTCAGGCGGCGGCGGTGCAGCCGAAACTGTTATGACAGTTACCCCGGAAGTGGTTTACACAGTCACAGTCGGCGGCGGCGGTGCAGGTTCTGCATCAACGCGAGGAACAAACGGCACTGACAGTTCTATTGCAGGTTCGGGATTATCAACTATTACCGCGGTTGGCGGTGGTGGTGGCGGTGGCCGAGGTTCTAACATTACGGGCGCTACAGGTGGTTC